GCTGGCTTATGTGGGACGGAGGCATAATTATCGAGGGGGCTTTACAGCTTGTATCTGCCGACTCGGATCATGATATGTACGTGGTTTCCGTGGCGGGAATTATCTTCAATCTGAAGGATGCGATTGCGGATAAAAATATGTCGGACCTCGATATGCTGGCCTGGGCTTATACATCGACCCAGATTCCGAGTACCTGGAACCGGAGCCTGTTTTCTGGTCATGTTGTTTTCCCGATCCATGACTTCGGATTCGGATATGGCCTGTATAAAAAAGCGAATACGGCCAATGTGCTTATCGACATTACGGATGCGACCTGTGCGAATACGTGCGTTACCGACCGGACCCTTCCTGCCTTCAGGCTGAATGAACTCATACGGAAGATATTTAACGAGGCTGGTTTCGATATTTCTGGAAGCTGGTTCTCGGAAACCTCTGTCGAGGACATCTACGTGCAGAGCGATAACCCGCTGTCGAATTTCATTACGGTAGCCACCTCGACCTTTAATGCCCTGATCGGGTCAACTCTGTTGATAAGCAGTTCATGGCAGACGATCCATTTTACTGTTACGCCTGCCGTTCCTGACTTTAATAACACGACCTGGAAATATACGGCTCCGATTGCCGGGACCTATACGTTGACTGGAACATCACACCGATCCCTGGTTCACCCAGTACCGTTTATGTGCAGTACCAACTTCTAAAAAACGGAGCGACTGCGATCTATACATCTACGGGCTTTTACTGGACCTCTGGACATTCGGTGACTGGGAGCAGTCATGTGCTGGCTGCTGGCGATACGGTCGAGATGCAGATACGTGACCTGGGAGGCGCAACGCTTCAGGGACGGATGGCACCAGGGGGGCCGAGTTTCTGGAACCTGACCGGACTGACCCCGGCTGCAGCAGCCACGGACCCTTCGGAGCATCTGGCGAATTATAAGCAGATCGACTTCCTGCGTGAATTTATTTCGATCTTCAACCTGATTGTGTGGAGGGATTCAGATACGAGTTACAGGCTCGATACCTGGGCGTACTATATGGCGAACTACGGGACGAAAAAGGACTGGACCGATAAAGTGAATAAGGCAGCGAAGATCATTACCCGACCGATCAATTCCGAACTTCAGGATCCCGTTAATATCGAGTTGAAAAGGGCTGCGGATGTCCTGAATGAAGAATACATTCGGGTGACTGGGAGAAGTTACGGGTCGTACCGGGAAGACAACATGATCCCGTTCGCCCAGGGTCCTGCTGCACCGTATAAGGTTTTCGCCCCGGCCCCGTTGCAGGAAGTGACGAGCGTAGTTGCTGGGGCTGTCAATAACGATATTGTCATTGGAAAGTATTACGCTTCCGAAGATGACCTGACATATAAACCGCCTGGGCTTCAGTTAATGTATTATTGCGGTATGCGAACCCTGGCGATAAACTTTTATTATCTGCGGTTTGCTGGCGATACCTGTCAGATGGCGAGTTCGGTCCCGGTCTTTTCCCCCTTCCTGTTATCGAGTGGCGGTAGCTGGCAAGTAACGGCAGGGACCCTCGATTTAAATTTCACCTGGTTCACCCCACCGAGTAATAACGTGACCGCACCGAGTACGCAGGGAATTTACGCAAGGTACTGGGCCGAGATGCTGCGTGAGCGATATGCTGAAGGGAACAAAATTGTCGAGTTCGAGGCGATTTTACTTCCTGGTGACTTCGGAGCGTTTAACTTTGCTGATACGATCATGATAAATGTTGACGGGACCCCGGTAGGGCTGAAGGTCCTCGAAATAACAGACTTCGTTCCGAATATGTCCCGGCCCTGTAAAATAAAAGCGATGATTTCATTTTTAAAATAGAACGATGCACCACACTTTTGACCAAGTAATATTTGCAAATCTGCGCCAGCTTATGGCATTGAGCCTGGAAACCGACCCGAGGCCGATTATCGAGGCCTCAAAACGCATTCCTGCTGACCGCTTTAAATACTTCATAAGAGATGCCAGAAGAAATAATCGTAAAAAAGATTGAAATTCGGACCGATAAGGCCGAGCAGAATCTTGGAAAGGTAGAAAAAGCGACCGATAAGGTCAGCGGTAGCACGAAGAACCTGGATAAAAGCCTTCAGCAAGTGCCTGGACCACTCGGTAGGGTACAGGCCGGGGTGAAATCCCTGGGGGCTGCGTTTAAAGCATTACTGGCGAACCCGATAATAGCACTAATCGCAGGCATTGTCGTGGCCCTGACGGGCTTATTCCGGGCCTTTACGAAGACCCAGGAAGGGGCTGATAAGATGAAAAACGTCATGACGGGCCTGGGTGCTGCGATGGAGGTCCTGACCGAACGGGCTGCGATGCTGTTTAAGGCCATAGCGAAAATCTTCCAGGGCAAGTTCAAAGAGGGATTCCAGGAAATGGGCGATGCGGTGAAGGGGGTCGGTGATGAAATGCGGGAGGCATCGAAGGCTGCGATCGAATTGGAGAAGGCCCAGCGCAGGCTGTATGAAACCGAATCGGAAGTTATCGTGGCAAATGCCAAGCGTACGCAGCAGATTTCCGAACTGCGATTGAAAGCGAGGGACTATACCGTATCGGTTAAGGAACGCAGGGAAGCTATCATTGAGGCCGATAAGATCGAACGTGAATCCCTGGCTGCGAATATCGCTTTGCAGGAACAGCGTGTGGCGAATGTGAAGCAGGAAATCGAGAACACCCCGGTATTGCAGAGGACCAGGGAGCAGAGCCGTAAACTGGCTGAAGCAGAAGCCCAGTTAATTGACATCCAGACCCGATCGCTGAACCAGCAGCGTAAACTGAAAGCAGAACTGAATACCCTGGACCGGGAATACGCTGCGGAGCAGAAAGCAGCTGCGGATGAAGCAGCAGCAGCAGCAGAGGCCCAGGCAGAGAGGGATGCGGAAGAACTGGAAAGACGGAAGGTGCAGAGGCAGGAAGAGATGGACATTGATGCGATGTTCGATGAACTGGAACTCGGTATGCAGAAGGATATGCAGGACCGACTTTCGCAGATGAAAAAGGACTCGGATGCGAAGACGACAGAGGCCCTGGTGAAGAACGCCAACAAGCGGTTTAAGCATGAGGACGATCTAATCGCAGAGCAGATCAAAAACGAACAGTTGCTGGCATCCGTTAAAGCTGGAATCTACCAGAACTCGCTGAACGCCCTTATCGGGTTCCTGGGTGAAGAAAGCAAAATTGCGAAAGGGATTCAGATAGCGGATGCAACCCGTACTGCGATCTCGGCTGCGATCTCAGCTTACAAATCTGCCGTAGGCATCCCGATCGTAGGGACTGTTCTCGGACCTATCGCAGCAGCAGCAGCCCTGGCTGCCGGGATGGCGAATGTCCGGAAAATTGCGAAGACTACGGCCCCGGTCGAAAAAGGTGGCGGGGCTTCAGTTCCCAGCGTTGCCCTGGACCAGCCGACTGAAACGGTTGACGATATTACGAATGCCGATGTAGGTATCGGGCAGGACGTAAACATTATCCAGGACCGGACTGCGAGGGGTACAGTCAAGGCATATGTGGTCGAATCTGAGGTTACCGCAGCACAAAATATTGAATCTCAGAGGCAGAAGGAAGTGACGTTGTAAGCAGTTGATAATGAATAAACTCGGAGATAATACAACAGCTGATATGTATATACCTCGGTGCATAGATCGAACGGATAACGGCTTAAAAACGGCATTATACGGGAATCTACACTAACGGTGTTTTTTAGTGTGGAGTGCATCATATAACTTTGTCCAAACAGAGAACGATTATGAAAATCATCGAACTGAAATTAAAAGAGAACGGGAACGGGGAAGGCATAACCGCCATTTCCCTGGTTAAACATCCAGCTATCGAACAGAACTGGATTGCGTTCTCGAAGGACGGAGGCGAGGCGAAGCCAGACCCCCGTTTTGCTTTTAAGACGGTTGACGAGGAACAGAGAATCGTAGCGGGTCCCGCCATGATTCCTGATAAACTCATTTACCGCATGGGCCAGGACGGTGAAGAATTTTTCGTTTTTTTCACGGCAGACACGATCCGGGACTTATCGGAAAAGTTCTTACTTCAGGGTCGCCAGAATAATGTCACGATTGAGCATGAAGCTACGGTGAACGACTTATCGGTAGTCGAATCCTGGCTTGTGGAAGACCCGAAAAGGGACAAGTCGCAAGTGTATGGTTTCGACCTTCCGGTTGGAAGCTGGTTCGTCAAGCTGAAGGTGCTGAACGATGACATCTGGCAACTTGTGAAGACCAAAGAGGTCGAAGGATTTTCGGTCGAAGGAGTGTTCGCACAGGAGTTAATTAAATCTCATAATGAAATGAAAACCGAAAAAACTTCCAAGCTGGACGTTTATTTGTCCAAAATTAAGGGCCTGTTCACCGATGAAAAGGACGAGCAGGACGAAACTACCGATGAAAAGTTCGGTAGCGTGACCGCAACGAATGCGGATGGTGCTGAAATCGCTATCACTTTCCCTGGTGAAGTTCTCGAAGCCGGGGCAGCCATTACCTATGACGTGGAGGGCGAGAGCCTGCCAGTTCCGACTGGCGAGTACGTTCTTCCCGATGGGCTGGTGCTGATTGTGACCGAGGAAGGTATCGCTGGCGAGGTTAAACCAGTAGACATGGAGGAAGAAGAACTCGAAGCAGACGGGCTGAAGGCAGAGCAGATTGATCAGCTGATCGATGGCATTGCCGAGATTATTGCCAACTTCAGGAAGGAACTGAAGACGGAAATCAAAACAGCCGTTTCCGAAAGTGCTGCCTCACTCCGTGAGGAATTTAACCAGCCTGGGGCCGACCATGAGGACGAAACCCCGGAGGACACGGATAAGAAAAAGATCGCAGTCGGTCTTTCGAAATTCATCCGTGACTCGAAAACCCAGAAGTAGAACTTTAAAAATATTTTGAAATGGCAACCACTCTTAATTTAACGACTTCGTATGTTGGCGAGGCTGCAACGGAGTTGATCAACAAAATGTTTTTCATGGCAGATTCCGTAAAGGAACTGACCGTGAAAGACGATGTAAACAAGGCGTATCATATTCGCAGGCTGGCTGGTTCCGGTCTGATCGCTGCGCCCACTTGTGACTTTACCCCCGCTGGGACCATTGACATTGACGAACAGGTCCTGACCCCCGCACCTTTCGAGGTCAATCTTCAAATGTGTAAAAAGGACTTCAAACACGTTGACTGGTCCAGCGTACGCATGGGTACCGGAATGAACCGTGTCCTTTCCCAGGACATCGTAGATGCGATTATCGCTGAAATCCTCGGTCATGTTGGAAACGAGATCGAGCAGAGCATCTGGATCGGTGATACTGCCGGGGCGACTTATACCCTGATTGACGGCTTCATTAAGCTGATGACCGCCAGCGTTCCTGCCGGGAATAAAACGACCCCCGCCCTGGTTACTGCTGCTAACGTGGTAGCGACCCTGGGTGCGATGTACGACATCGCTGCTGCACAGGCATGGTTTAAGGCCCCGGATATTCAGTTCTATGTAGCGAATAACATCGCTGCTGCCTACAAGCAGGCCCTTGCGAACCAGGGGTACATGGACCAGTATCAGGCTGGCGATAAACCGCTGAACTTTGTCGGTATTCCGATCGTGGTCGCACCTGGGATGGAAGCCAGCAACGCTGTTCTGTCGCACAAGTCGAACCTTTTCTTCGGGACTGAATCCGTGAACAACTTCAACGAAGTTACCCTGAAGGATATGGCAGACATCGACCTTTCCGATAATGTACGCTTCCGGGCATATGCCACGATGGGCGTTCAGGTTGGATGGTACGATGAAGTCGTATTCCATGCGGATGTTTAGTAACCTTTTTCCGGGAGGGCCTTCGGGCCTTCCCTTCACTTTTAATACCTGAATATCATGGCATGTGACTTAACGAATGGCAGACTTTTAGACGAATGTTTAGTCGGTCGGGCAGGGATCAAAACCCTGTTTTATGCAAAGCTGAATGACTTTCGGGCGTTGACTGGAATCGTAGAAGCAGCGGGAGAAATTACGGACCTGGGGGCAGACCCCATTACCGTTACCCGCTTCGAAATGGCAGATAATGTTGGAAGTTTCGAGCAGGCAGTTAATGCCAGCCAGGAGAATGGGACCGTTTTTGTGGCCCAGACCCTCACGCTGACCCTGTTCAATATCCTTCCTGCTGATCTGGCAGACCTGGATAACCTGAAGAAAGGTCGGTGGGTTATTTTTACCCTGGACTTCCAGGGCAAGATGCGGGTATTCGGACGGAATAATGGATGCACCGCTAACGGTGGATCGGAAACCTCTGGAACCGCAGCAGGCGACAAGAAAGGTCTGGACATGACTTTCTATGCCGAAGAAAACGATTATGCGGTCTTCCTGGACGATTATACCACGAACCCGCTGGACAACTTTGCCAACGTCACCGTAGTACCAGCATATTAATGTTTTACATTGATAAATTACAGCCTTTAGTGGCTATCAGCTTAACGCTGGGGTCGGAGGAAACAGACAATCCCCCGGCCCTGGCTTTAAGTTTTTTACGGAAGGGAACGAACGAGAGCGTCCTTTATGTGGTCCCAGGTGGAAATGTCACCCCAGGATCCCGATATGTAACTATCTCGGACATCCCTACGAATATTTTCGAAGGAACTGGTCAGTACGATTATGTCGTTTACGACTACACGGTTCCTGGAACCCCGGTAGAAATCGAATCCGGGATATGTATTGTAACGAGTACCGAAATAACCAGACCTTCCTATGGCACAGATCGAACCAGGACAGAGTATAAAGCCAGCTGATCGTAAAGACCCTGAAGTCAGCGTTTACAGCTTCGATGAAGTCGATCTGCCTCAGGCTATCGAGAGAAGTTACGAGAACTTCGTAACGTATGGCGAAGATAACCTTTACCCGATGAAGCTGATCGAATCCTGGCTGCAAAGCCCGATTCATAATGCTATCGCTACCGGGATCATTCAGATGATCGCTGGTGAAGGGATCAGTACAGACGTTAAATTAGCGGATGTTGAACTGTGGAGGAAAAAGGTAAATAAGCGGGGCGAAACCCTGGATGAAATCGTAGCCCGTACTGCCTTCGATCTTTACCTTCACGGTTACTTCGGCTGGACAGTTATCTGGAATAAGGCCCGTACGAAAATCTCAGACATCTACCATACGCCTGCCGAGCAGATCAGGTCCGGGAAGGTGAACGAAGATACGATGCGTGTCGAGGAATATTTTACGTCCTGGAACTGGGCCGAGTACCGGAAGAAGAAATTCGCCCCGACCAGGATAAAAGCCTTCGACCCCGTTGACCGTTCCGAGGCGAAACAGATGCTGTTCGTTAAGCAGTACCGTCCAGCCCAGTACTATTATTCGACCCCGTCATATGTGGGAGGCATGAACTGGATTCTGCTCGATAACCGTATTGGCGAATTTCACCTGAATAATATCGAGAACGGGTTCTTCCCTTCCTCGATTATTCAGTTCTTTAATGGTGAACCGCCCCAGGAAAAGAAGCGAGAAATCGAGGGCAATTTTATGAAGAAGTTCACCGGGAAGAAGCAGGGCAAGCTGGTCTTCGTTTATAATAACGGGCAGGAGCAGAAAGTGGCTTTCGATACCTACGAGCCTGCCGGGATTGAAAAGAGGTTCAAAGACCTGATGCCTGAAGTTTCGAAAAATATTATGATCGCCCACCGAGTACCTTCGCCCCTTCTGTTCGGTATTCGTGATGGCGGTGGCCTGGGAAATAATGCAGAGGAACTGGAATCGAGTTCGCTGCTCATGAACAAGATGGTCGTTATTCCGTTGCAGCAGATCATCCTGGATACGCTTACCAGGATCTTCAAAATTAATGGCTGGCCTGTTGAAATTACTATCGAAACCCTTCAGCCCGGACAATGGCTGGAAGGCGATGACTCAGATGCCGAGGCCTCTACTGACGAAGAAAAAATGGCAAAGCATTTTGCGAAATTTTCCAGGCAGGGCGATCATGTGATTGACACCAAGTTCATAAAGCCTGTTATTAAGCATCTGAAGGAAAAAGGCGAGTCCAGGGAGCAGCTGGAAGCAGACGGTTGGGTATGTGTGGAGGATGACGGACATTTGACGGTTGAGGGCTTACGGTTGAGGCTGGCCCCGGATGCGTTTGCGAATATATCTTCAGACCCGGAGGACCCCAGTTACCTCGATCAAGGGTTGTATAAAATCCGGTACGAATATAGGGGTCCCAGGGATGAAAAGAACAGGGACTTTTGCGCCTCTGTTCTCGACCTGAATCTAATCTACCGGAAAGAGGACATCGACACGATGACGAGTGATATGGCGAACCCTGAGTTCGGAGCATACTCTATCTGGGATTATAAAGGCAGCTACGGCTGTCGGCACAGGTGGCATAGGCTTGTCTTCTTCAGGAAAAGGGACCGGGGCCGATTCCTGCCAAACGATGGCCTGTTAAACGATAAACTCGTTGGGCCGAGTGAGCAGCCTGCCGAAGTAACGAGTGGCCTGGGCGATGAACTGGCTACGGTAACTAACGATCAAATTTCATAGCTATGGCAGACAGGAAGGAAGCATTAATCATAAGCGAAGAACTGTTTAAGGCGTTAGCACCTGTAACGGGCGACCTGGACTGGTCGTATATCTGGCCTCATATACTGGCGACCCAGGATATGTGGATTCAGCCTACGCTGGGGCAGAAGCTATACGAGAAGATCATGACGGAAATAGATGCCGGGACCCTGGCTGATCCGTATAAAAAGCTGCTGGACGACTATATAGCTCGTACAACGGTCTGGTTCACATCGTATGCAGGCTTTCCTTTCTGGGGCATTAAAGTGGTAAATTCGGGAATTATCCAGCGTATTACGGATGACGGGCAACCGACTTCCCTGACGGATATTGATAAGCTGCGTGAATTGTGCAGGACCCAGGCAGAATTTTACCGTCAAAGGCTGATCGACTACCTATGTGCTAACTCGACCGATTTCCCTGAATATACCGCTGCCGATAGCGGGGAAATGAGTGCAGACGATACGAACTATTCCGGGGGGCTGAACCTGGAATCATATACGAAACCGAACCAACGCAAAGCGTGGTACAATTAATGGATGGCTTGCGACTTGCAAAACGGGAGGGCTACGGCCTCAGACTGCAAATCCGAATCCGCTGGTATTCGGACAGTCTTTTTTATGCGCCATTCGGAACTGGTCTTCACTAAAAATCTCGCTGGCGAAATTGATACCCTGGGGCCAGCTACGGTCTTCAGGTTCGAGCAGGACGAATATCACGGAATGAGCCTTCAGGAAGTGATTCGTGGCGAAGAAATGTCCCAGTTCGTACGGCAGCAAATCGACCTGACCATTTTCTACATTTCCCCAGACTTTCTGCAAACGGTCCAATTCCTGAAGCGAGGGCGTTGGGCGATGTTCTTTATGGACTACGATAATAAAATTCGGCTCGTTGGCGAAACAACCCCGATGTGGCAGATCGCTATGGTGGACCAAAGCGGGACGACAGCGAACGGAAACCTGTGGTCGAATTTAAGTTTTCAAGGGATTGAAGGAAATTTCGCCCCGTTCCTGGAAGACTTCGCTGCGTACCCGTTCGATAACTTCCCGGACATTGTTGTGGTCCCGAAATATCTGGCAGTTCCTGGGCTGCTGACGTATGATAATGCAGGCGAATACTATAAAATTAACACATCTGGCGATAGGCTGGATCATAACGGATAGGTCATGGCAGATAAACGAATATGGGAGTTAACGGCATCTACGGTTCGCACCGGGAAATTCTTTGCGATGGATTCTTCCGCACAGGTGGAAGCCCATAAATTCGATGCTACGCTTTTACTGGATGAAACGGCAGCGGATGCCCTGTACGTTAAGCTGACAGGAAACCAGTCTGCAAGTGGCATTAAGACCTGGACCGCCCAGGCGATCTTCCAGGCTGCGGTTACCATGTCCGGGTTGCTGGGTGACGATACGGAGGACCACGTAATCGCTGTGGACGATACGACCGGGGTCCTTTCGAAAAGGGCTGTATCGAGTATCAAGCCGACCCTGGGTGCTGCATGGCAAATCCCTTACATGAACATTGGGGCAACTGACCTGACATACTCGTCTGGACTACGGTACGAAACTGGCGTACTTCATGCAACTGCCTTAACTATCGCTTCGCTGGCCCTGGACGGTGGGCTATTATTCTCGACTGTGGCGACTGGGGCTGTTACCCAGTCTTCGAATCTGGCCTGGAATGGGTCGCAGCTGACCGTTAACGGGAATATCTCAGCCTCGACTGTATATGGTATTACAGGATCATTTACGGGCGCAATTTCGGGTGCATCTGTTTCTGCGACTGGTGCATTATCTGGGAACGACCTGACATTATCTGCTGGGGCGACTGTTGATACTATCGAATCGACCCTGACCAATGATGCGACTCGGCTGGCGACCTCGGCTGCTATTTATGCTGCGATTGGAGCCGTGTTCAGCCCATCCCTGGGAAGCGCATGGCAGATACCATTTATGAACCTGGGCGGTACTGATTTCTCGTACTCGTCTTCCCTGAAATATGAATCCGGGACCCTGACAACCTCGGTTCTGGCTGTTTCTTCCCTGGCATTGGATGGAGCGATTATTTTTTCCCAGGTAGCAACTGGATTATTCCAGCAGAGCAGTTCGCTGACCTGGGACGGAACGAACCTGAACACGAACGGGCTGGTCCTGGGTACTGGTCCTGCTGTGAATACTATTGAAACCACGCTAACGAACGATGATACGCATTTACCGACCTCTGGGGCGGTTTACGATGCCATAGGTGCATTAAACAACCCTTCGTTTGGATCGGCCTGGCAAATCCCTTATATGAACTCAGGCGGGACGGACTTCGCTTATTCTACGGGCCTGAAATATGAAACAGGAATCCTGACCACTTCGGCCCTTACGATACAGTCGCTGGCTGCCGATGGTGCGCTGTTATATTCGGTCGTTGCTACCGGGGCTGTTACCCAGAGTACGAACCTCGTTTTTACCGGAAGCGAATTACAGATAACAGGGACCCTGGACGTGACAGGCAACGCTACGGCTGGGTCGATGAATACTGGTTCGCTTTCTGCGACTGGTTCGATTGTCGGGGCCGACCTGGAACTGACTGCCGGGGCTGTGGTGGACACGATCGAAACCACATTGACGAATAGTGCGACAAAGATCCCGACTTCATCTGCCGTTTATGCTGCGATTTCTGGTATAACTCCACCGAGCCTGGGGGCTGCGTGGCAGATTCCCTACATGAACTCAGGAGCGACCGACTTTGCTTATACTTCTTCGCTGAAGTACGAAACTGGAACGCTTACTACGTCTGCGCTGGCAATACAGTCCCTGGCTGCTGATGGTGCATTACTTTATTCGGTGGTGGCGACTGGCGTAGTGACCCAGAGTTCGAACCTGACCTTCAGCGGATCGACCCTGACTGTGACCGGGGCTGCAACTGTTACTGGCCTAACGACCTCCGGTACATTGAAGCTGGGAGCAGGGGCTACCGTGAATTACATTGAAACCTCGTTGACGAATAACGCTTCCAGGCTGGCAACTTCCTCGGCTATTTATTCTGCGATTGCTGCCATAGCGACCCCATCGTATGGAAGTGCAGACCAGATTCCGTTTATGAACGCTGGCGGTACTGATTTCTCGTACTCGTCTGCGCTGCTTTTTAATAACTCTACGGACCTTTTAATCGGGGAGGGAACGGCTGCGTATTATGGAACGAACCATAGTTATTCTATCTCGATCCAGGCCAATACCCTGAACGGAAGATCGGCCCTGGAACTGGGAGGGCATTATACGTCCGATAATAACGTGGCATATATTTCCTTCCATAACTATGCTTCAACTGCGACTGGTAAAAGGATTGCGTTGATCGTGGGTTACC